CCCGCAGTACCATCCCAGTTGGCAGTCCCACCGACCCAATATCTGTCGGCCATGATTAAGCCTTCACATATTTAACGCCGTTAATTTCAATATATTCCGGCTCGGTTTCTACAGGTGGCTCAATATGTTCTGGCTGTTCAATCGGAGGTGCAGTCACGACAGCAATCCAGTTGTCCCGGCGCTGTTCCTTCATGGCCTGGATCTCTGCTTCCGTAAACGTGTGATCGTCCGGAAGGTGCAGAGCATCCGCGAACTTGCCGTGAGGAGTGTCGAATTGAAAGTCGATCTTCATGGTTTAAGCCTGAGTAGTTACTGCAATCACATCCCAGCGCGTGTTGTTCGCGTTGTAGATGCACCCAACATACGTCGTTTTATTTGCGGTCGTAGTGGTAGGAAGCGTCACACCAATCACCGTGTACGTTCCGTCCCAGGTCAACGCTCTCGGAGTTCCGTTATCCAACAGCCGGAACACGAGCTTATTACCGTCCACCGGCGTTCCGGTCGGAGCGTTGATCGCTAGACCAGCGGCCTGGGCCGTCACCGCATACTGATCAAACGAAGAGATGTCCGGGGTGATAGTAGCGGTAGAAGCCGTACTCGATACCCGCGGGTCAATCCGCTTGTTGGTAAGTGTAGCGGTGCCGTTGATGGTCGTGAAACCGCCGGTGGAGTTAGCGTTGTTGCCAAGAGCAGTTACAACCCCGGTACCGGTAGTCGTTGAGCTGATTGCGGTCGACGATCCTCCGCCGATCAACAACGCATTGGATGCAAGCGTGCCCGATTGGGTGACGAGACCGCCCGTGGTGTTGACAGGATTGCCTACCGCCGTGACAACCCCTGTACCCGTGGTCGTGGAAGAGATTGCAGTGCTTGAGCCTCCTCCTAACAACAGCGCGCTTGAAGCAAGCGTTCCCGACTGGGTAACGAGACCTCCGGTCGTATTGACTGGATTGCCAATCGCCGTCAAAACCCCAGTCCCGGTCGTAGCAGACACCACGTTTTTGCTGGCATCTGAGGCCAGCACAGTGGATGCACTAAGCCCTGCAAAGTTGACGGTGCTCGAAGCATTAAGGGTCGTAAACGCCCCAGTAGAGGCAGACGCTGCTCCCACCGTCGTGCCATCTATAGCCCCACCGTTGATGTCCACGAAGTCAAACATCTGGATGACGTTTGTGCCATCCACATAAAGGTGTGCCTTGCGGCCATTCGGGATTGTGATGCCAGTCCCGGCAGTGGTCTTGACGGTGATGCTTTGCGACCCCGTCGTGTTGTTTTGAACGATGTATTGCTTTTGAACCGTTGGGACAATCAGCTCACGTGTCGTGGACAGGCTGACTCCGGAAGTCACGTTCAAAACCAACGCTCGGGCGGCCTGTGCTGCATTGGTGTCCGTTAGCGTAATCGTGAGGTTGGCATCCGAAGCAAAGTTGGGATTGCCGTAGCCTACAATTGCCTGCTCCAGCGCCGTTCCCAAGTTCGTATTCGTAATCGTGCCCCAGGTTCCGGAGTTCTCTCCGGTAGCCATCAGCTCGATCTTGAGGTTAGTGGAGTAGGTGCTTGCCATGCTCTTTTCCTTTAGGTCGTGATCCGCGTCCAGATCACGGTATTCCCATCATTCACATTCTGCCAGTTGGGTGTCTGACTGTCATCTATGACGCCCCAAACCAAAACAGGGGTGATTATTCCTACTGCCGACACTCCGGTCACAAACACGCTCGCGTTGGCTGCCACAACCACGCTGCCTACCGCGCCGACCGCCTGCAAGCCTGTAACCGGGACGACGCTGCCACCCGAAACAGCAACTTGGCCAACCTCGCCAGTAGCCTCTACCCCAGTGACCGAAACGTCGGCATTGCCTTCAATTGCAACCTGCCCAACTTCGCCTACACCGGAGACGCCTGTGACAAACACGTCCGCGTTTGCGGCAATCGTCACATTGCCAAGTTGCATCGTCCCTTCGACGCCTGTGACGAACACATTAGCGTCACCAGAAACTGCAACAGATCCAACCTCTCCGGTAGCCTCTACCCCTGTAACAGAGACGTCCGCATCGGCTGCGATAGTGACTTGGCCAAGCTGCGTAGTGCCTACTACACCAGAGACCAACACATTGGCATCGGCCGCAACGTCCACAGTACCAACCGCCCCTGTGGCCTCTACACCCGTCAATGAAACGTTTGCGTCACCGGTCATGGCCACAGAGCCCACTTGGCCCGTAGCCTCTACCCCCGTAACGCTGACATCTGCCCCCGCAGCAACGGTCACTTGACCCACTTGCCCGGTTCCCACAACTCCGGAAACCAGCACGTTGGCGTCACCCGTGACCGCAACAGTGCCTACTGCTCCCGTGGCCTCGACGCCCGTGAGCGAAACATTCGCACTGCCTATGACGTTGACAACGCCTAGCTGCGTTGTCGCTGATACGCCTGTGACAAGGACGTTAGCATCGCCCGTGACCGTAACGGACCCTACCGCCCCCGTGGCAGAGACGCCCGTAACACTGACGCCTATGCCTTCTCCAACCGTTACTGACCCAACCGCGCCCGTTCCCGTGGGCAGAGCAGCAAGGCTCTCGCCCCACGGGTCGTCACCCCAGCCTACGCCTGAGGCGTTCCAACCCTGGAAGGCAACGGTTGCATCAGCCACCTACACTCCTTAGGCAATCCGAATGATCGCACTGGTCGAATCGGCAGTGGGGAAGATGATCGTAAACGTACCGTTGGTGGAGGTTTTGGCCCCGCCAAAGTCCAAGATACATACGGAGGGATCACCCGCAGCCGAGTCGTTGTAGATCATCGCGCCATAGGCCGTGATCGTCGCACTCGTAAACGACAGGTCGGCAAAGTCCGTAAACGCCGTCGTGCCCGAGCTGGTCGGAGTCACGTTGGTCAACGTGCCGCCGCCCGCCGCGTAAGAGCCAGAGTTGCCTACCTCACCCGAGGAGGTATACGCCGTCGTCGCAGCGTTGAACGACGGAGAGTTGTCGTACAACGCAAGCTTGAACGTGCTACCCGTGCTCGCAGTAAAGTTGTGAATGGCCTGCATCAGCTCAACCTTGAAGCTGGTGCACATGAAGTTGCCCGAGAACGCCATTTTTAATCTCCTAGCAAATGAACCAAGTCGGGATAGCCCGAGTCACGTAGACGATTGGCGATTGTCGTTCGATCCTGCTCAACCGCCTCTTTCAAGTAAAACGCCACCACGTGTTTGACGCTTTCCTTAAACGCTCGGGCCTGCGCCTGCACAGCCGGATGAGACTGGTCGCCCACATAGATGATTTTGTCAGCCGCACGGGCAGCAAGTTCGTCTACGGACCACCCACGATGTTGCGTGGTCTCAACTTGAACGCCGCCAACAAGGACGGGAGACGACACACTAATCATGGTCCGGGTGACTCCGATTTAACTGGAATGCGAATCATGCCGTCGCGATACTCATCGCGACGACGACGGCCCTGCTGCTCGATGCCCAGACCTTGCAGCGCCTCTTTGTACGCTTGCCTAAAGTATTGAAGCATCTCCGCCGGGCCTTTGGTGTAGCTGTACGCTTGAATCAGGCAAGCATAAAGCAGCGCCTCTGGAGCGTTCGTGCTGATCCAAGTGGTCGGCGTAGCCGGCGAGAGCTGTGCAGGGCGATAGATGTACCCTAGCTCCACCGTGTAAGACGCGTTAGGGGTTGGGGCCAGATAAAAAGTGTTTTGGTCCCAAACGGAATAGTACTTTGGGATCCCCGTGACGCTGCCATCAGGCCAATACTCCTTCATGAAGGAGGTGTCACGGAAGTCCAAGAAGACTTGGTCCCCACTGACCGTCACCATCAAGTAGCGATGGGTCAAAATATCACTGGGAGCCGACAAGAATTTGTTGTTCTGCGTGAGGTTTCCAGACACCTCGAGCTTGAACACGTCGAGATCGATCTCGCGGAGGATCTGGTTCTCCGCCATGGTAATGAACGTGTTGATGACAGAGTTCGTGAAGACGTTGCTTCCGACCTCCGTGTAGTTGCGAATGTTGGTGACAAGTTCGTCGTAGGTCATGATGTGCTTACCGTCACCTTTCCGACCACGCCTTGCGCAATGAGAGCTTGGCCCTCGATGTAAGGCCTCATATCATTCGTTCCGCGTGCACTACCGTAGCTTTGGAACGCTGTAAACCCAGGCGCTCCAACAAAGACTGAAACCGGCTCAATGCGGTCGGGCCGAGGATCACGCAAGGCAATAGCATCCCCGCGATAACGCAATGGCTCAAGCTGAGGCTCTTTCGGCTCATAGTCGTCTGGGCAGACCATGTAGCCTTCCCAGTTCTTGCGGAGCACGTTATACGGGTAGCGTTGCCCGCAGTAATCGCACAGAGCAAGAGCGTATTTGCCAGTTGCGTATGCCACGTCATACCCCTAGGTCGGGAACAAACTGCACGCTGGCAGTGTCCCTATCCTCCATGGCCGCACGGTTGAAGTCTTCTTCGTACATCGCCTTCAATGCCTGTGTGCGGTCAGGAGCAAATTTGAGCGAGAGGTAATACGCAAGGCCCGATGCCAAACACGGCAAAAATCGGAAGTTGATGTCTGTCGTGTTGGTGTAGTCGCCCGCATCCTGGATGCGTCGAATGCGGTAATACACAAACGTGTACGTCTGATCGGCCGCTGGGTAGAAGAAAACCTTGGGAGTGTTAGTCCGCTGCACGTAAAACTGCGCGGGACGTGCCTGCGAAGTCTTGTTAGGCACGTTCAACCAATCTTCTCGGCTGATCCGCTCGATATAGACGTCAGAATTGATGCCTTGGCTGTTCTGACGAATGATGGCTTCCAGCACATTGACCGTATCCGAGGCCAAAGTGATCTCATTGACCCCCTGAGTCAGCGTGTAGGTTGCTTGCTCAATGGTCCAAAGGTTCAACCCACGATTGGCCCAGTCAAGAAAGAGCAGGTTGAGCGAGCGGCGCGCCGTGTTGAGCTGATAGCCGCTCTGCGGGCGCATCCCACAACGCTCAAACGCCTCTTCAACGAGGTCGTCAATCGAAAGATTGAAGTCAGTTGTGCCGGAAGTGGCCATTTAAGAGCACATCCCGCCCTTGCGGTAGCCTTTGATCATGCCGCCGCCCATGTAGCCCTTGACCTTCTTGCCCATGGCCATGCGTTTGTGCTGATTAACCGCACCGCCCTTAGCCATCATGATCGGACCGGTCGTCTTGCTGGTCTCAGACACCATCTTGTTGGCCGGACCGCTCATCACGGCACCACCGCCGCGCGTCGCGCAGCCCATTCCTTTGCCTGCCATGATTATTTCCCCTTCTTCATCGCACGACCACGAGCATCAGCGGTCTTGGTCTTCATGGCACGGCCCATCTTGTCCGCCATGCCGCCTTTTTTCATCTTGCCGACACCATCAGCGGCAAAAGAAGGCACCATCTTGCCTCCTTTTTTGACCATCTTCATCTTGCCCATCATCTTTTTACCCTGCCTTTCGGATCTCATCCAGTTTTGCTTCCAAGCGGTTGAACCGCTGGTCCACGTGACTCAAGAATTTGTCAAAACGGTCATCCACTTCCCGGCGTGTAACATGGTCTCGAGCCACTTCTTCCCGAGTTTTGTTGAGTAAGATGCCAAGCCGGTTAAGCTCGTCAAACTTACTCTTCAAAAGAAACGCCAACACGCCCACAATCGCCGTCAATACGACGTTCCAGATCATCATTTCCACAGGTCAACACCTCCACCGCCTGCGGGCCTGTCGAATGCGGCTATTTGGATCCTTTGCCGCCTCCGGATACATCTTCATCTGCCCTTCAGACCGAGCACAAAAAGACGCCCTACGTTTCGCCCGAGCTGGTGACGGATCCTTCTCCGTCACCGCAGTTTGCAGCTTGCTGCCGGGATTAGCGCGCCTGTACGCGGCCACGCCCTTTTTGGTCATGCCGGCACCTTGCTTGGTGGGTCGGAAATTGCCCGACTTCACCGAAGTCTTGATGCCCATGCCCTTGGACTTGGCCATTACTGCGCGGCCCCACCGTAAAATAGAAGCGTAACGCTCTCAACTTCCGCGTTATTCACATCAATAAAGACGCCCGAGTCGAAAACGATGCCCATGTCCGGAAGGATGATGTCATACGCCCCAGCAGCCCCCGGGGTGTAGATGGTCATCAAAGCCGTTGCGCCAGAAGTGCTACCGTTTTTCAGGGTGAACGACGACGCAGTATCCGAGCATGTGTAATAAATGCCCGCTACCCGCGTCCGCCCTGCGATCGCATGTGCATCAGCGGTCTTTGTGACCGCACTGATGTTGCTCGCACTCATGTCACCCCCTATTAGACGGTGGCGCTAAAGGGCGTTGCCTCAGTGCCAGTAGCCGCAGTCATTACTTGAACCGCATACAGGTTGGATGCAAGGTCGATGACGCGAATCATGTCGCCACGCAAGCCGCCCGTAGTGCTGCCATCCAACGTGATCGTGTCCGAGTCCGCAGCAGTGCGGAAACCAATCACGTTATCGGTGTCGTCAGAAACGACATAAGCCGTTCCGGTCATGACGTCGGTGTTGTCGGCAACTTTGATGATCGTCGTATTGCTGGTGACGGTCGTCACAACAACAAACGTATACACCGAGCCCGTTCCGGTAGCCGCTGGGAGGGTCACAGTGATGCCTGCTGCACGGTCAAGCGCAACCGTGCGACCCGCATGATCCGCTTGGGTGACGGCCAAGGTGGCCGCAGTAGCCGAAACTGGAGCAGTAGCAAGAACCGCCCCTGTAAGATTGCCCGTAACGTTGCCGCTTACGTTGCCCGTAACGTTACCGGTGATGTTTCCAGTGATCGCCCCAATAAAACCGTTGGTAGAGGTTACTGGGCCGCTAAAGGTGGTACTTGCCATTTAAGCCTCACATGCGAGTTTAGAGCGTCCGTCTGCATGTCGTCTGGCCGGGACCAGTCTGACGCTCCGGTGACCCCGGAATTGACCTCAATATACTCGAAGTCGAGAGAAAGAAAAAGGGGGCCGAAGCCCCCTTTTTCGTTGGCCCTTAGGCCGCTCCGGGAGACCCGAAGAGACCGCGCGGATCACTAAAGCCGAAGCTGTAGCGCTCACGGGCCTTGTAGCGAACGTTGCCAGTGTCGAAGTCGCCCTCGAAACCAGTCTTGATCGCAACACGCGAGAACATCTTCATGCCGTTGGGCGCATCGGTCTTGATGAACCATGCATCCGGGTCGGTCAGGAAGTGGTTGACAGTGTAGCCCTGCGGAACCATGCCCATGTTCCGCACCGCGTTGATGTCGTTGTCTGCCGTGCCAACACGAAGCGTGGACTTCATGATGCGGTCAGCCGTAAACATCAGCTCTTTGGGGATGATCAGCTTCAGACCCTGGACCGCAATCTTCAAACCACGCTCATCGGTAAACGCTGCAATGTCGATCAGCGCTTGCTCAAGCGAGGTTTCAGACAGGTCCGCAGGAACGGTCAGCTCGTTTTGCAGGTCCGGGCCGCCCAGGGTTGGGTGGTCCAGAGCGCAAAGGGGCTTGCCGTCACCACCGATCGAGGTGTCGAACGCGCCATTCAGCACGGCCGCCGCCTTGATCTGCTTGGTCTGCGCCATCGAACGGGCCAGCGCACGGGTGTAACGCGCCGACAGACGGTCGTAGAGGTTGTCCTCCACGGCTTCTTCGGTCAGCGAGAACGCCAGAGCGATGGTCTCGTGCGTATAGCGAGCCGTGTAGACCTCTTGCGCTTGGTCGTATGCAACACCAGCACCTTCAGTCTTCACCGGGGCCTCACCAAAGCCCGATTCCATGACCTCTTCCTCAAACGCGCGGTCAGAGGTTTCGATCGAGTAGATTTCGGTGTGTTCCTGCTCGTAGTTTTTATACTCCAAGCCGAACAGAGCATTGAGACCGGGCTCAAGCTCTTTCACCAGTTGTGCACGTGAAATTGCCATGATTGATCTCCTTAGGTGCTAAAGCCCGGCGTACCAGTGCTGCCGTACATGTGCTCGTTGATCTTCACAACGAGAACGGCGTACTGCCCCATTTCGTTGCCCGGAACGTTCCACAGCCCTACTGCCTTAAGATTGGCCTCAGCGCTTTCGGTGAACGTGCCACTCATGGTCATATTGGAAACGCCAGTGGTCGTGCTACCAGTGGTGGAAGCAGTGATGTTGGCGTTGGTGCCAATATTGGCCTGGGTGGGGGTGCCAGCGTTCTGGATAATGAACAACTGATTGGGATCGTCAATCACGTCGGCAATGATTTGCCCAGAGGTGATGTTGACCGAACCCGGATAGTAGTTCTTCCAGGTGGGCTTGCCCGTAGTGGGATCAATGTAGCTGCAACCATTGAACACGCCAACGGCCACCGTGTGGTTTGAGTTGTTGAACTTGACTAGGTAACCGTTATCAAGGGTTACGAGGTCGCCTTGGTAAATCGCCCCGGACTGGTTATCAGCAATCAGGTATCCGTACTGTTTTTGTGCACCAGTAGCGGACAAGTTGCCGAGAGGACGCAGACCAAAGGGCTTGTTTACATTCGCCATTTGATAGTTCCTTCAAAAGTTGTGGCTAGTCTTTCGACCCGCCAAATGAGACGCGAGATCTGCGGGTCGGGCGTTCGATGACCATGCTCGAATGAGCGTTGGCCTTCATCAGCTCGTTATCCGCAGCTTGAAGCTGATCTCCCGCTCGTTGTCGGTAATGCGCATTTCTCTCCTCGACCGTCTCTTCCGGGATACGAGCAAGAAGTAGGGAACCCACGCTGATCACGCCAGCGTGTCTGCCATCTTCTGGACTGGATGAGTGGTAGTCGGGGTATTCATCGGCACGCACAAGCTCGTAGCCTTCACGAAGACGGCCAGCGATGTTTGTACGGTCTTGAACTCCACCAGCTTCTGCTCGAATCCAGCGATGTTTGTATCCAGGGGGCGCTTCGGGAGCATCAAGTCGCGAAGGTGCCTGCCATGGACGACGCCGCGTAATCTTCGCACGCAGTTCAGCATCGCGCGAAGTACGATTCAAAGCCGGACCGGCTCCGATAGTGGGTTTAGCATCACTCATGATCACTCCTTCACATACTTGGCGTATTCCTCAAGCGGAACACCCAGTTTTTTGGCAATGGCCACCTGACTTGGGGTCAGTCTGACCGTGCGGCGTGCAGCTTGGTTGATCCCGGAAGACCGGGAAGCGGGTGCGACCGGCTGCACGTTACGCGCCGCCCCGTTTTGCGCACCGGAAAACTTTTTTGGAAAAGCATCCCGGATACGTCTATCCAATTCATGATAGTACTCGTCAGAGCTGGCGTCAAACCCTTCTGCCTCAATTAACTGACGATGTATGCCCCAAGCAGCATGTGTCATCGCCGTATCTCGGCCATACCAAGGGTTTCGCTCTGCCCATTCTTCTACCCTAGGATCGATCTGACGCGGCTGTGCAGTCTGTTGAACCGCAGCTTGTTGATATGCAGCCTGCTGCTGCGCCGCAACATTTTGCACATAGGCTTGCCGCTGCGCTTCTTGCGCTTGAACACTTGCCTGCTCCATCGTCAGCGAAGTCAGCCGCTGTTGCGCCTCAGTCTCAGTATCAACATCGCCTTCTTCACGCGCTTTGCGAATGATCTGCTTCAGCGCCATAACCTGCGTCTCAATACGACCCGTAGCTTCGGCCACCCGCTGTTGATCAGTGTTTAGATACTGATATTCAAGCTGTTGCGCACGTGCTTGGACGCTCCGCGCGTAGTCCAATGCCGCCTGCTCACGCCGCTGCGTCTCACGAAGACGAGCGGTCAGCTTGTCGATTCGTTTTTTGACGTTTTCGCTGTACTGGTCCAACTCTCCTCGGTCCGACTGATCACCTTGGCTACTGCTGGGAGCAATAACCTGGGGATCTTGCGGCTTGTCGAGAACTTCTGCTTGCCCGTCCTCGCC